TATATCATCTTCATCCATAGATTTTAAATCAAGAAGTTCAGGGTAATTAATTCTTCTAGCATAACCTTGTAGAGCTATTTTACTCAATCCAGATATTTTATTATAAGTATCTTTAATAGAATTGTCTTCATTCATACTATCATTTATATCAGCATATGCAATTTTCATACTTTGAATTTTATCAAATTCCGATGCATATTTTTTAAAAACATAATGATTAGCTAATTTTTTATGTAATTCTTCTTGAATTGAATCAGAAAATTCAGTAAATTTTTTGTTTATAGCACTACTTAGAATTGTTTTATCTATCATTTTTTTACTTCTCCTTTTATGTATATTTTCTTATTTTAAAATCGTCCCATTTAAATATATTAACATTATTAAGTTCTTTATGACTATACTTCAAAAAATACAATATCCATTCATTAAGAGTGGCCAACTTACCAGATAATAAATTTCCATTTTTATATAAAAAATTTGCTAAATATTCTGCTTTTTTTTCTTTTAGATAAAAACTTTCTTTTGAATCTAGCTTCATTTAAAAAATTCTTGAAACTCATTTTTTTATTTTTATTAGTTATTTTATTTATACAATTTATTTTTTTCTAGAATTCCTTCGCTTCCCTGCATTCTTAGCCATCTGAAATAATTGAGCAGCTGAATACCTACCCTTTGTAAATGTTTCGGTTTTTAAACGAGCAACTTCCATAAGTCTCTCAGGAGGAATAATAACACCAGTAATGCTCATTCTTTTATTTATATATAATCTTATACATGGTGCGTAACCAAGTGATTTTAGCATCGGTTTTAATTGTTTATAACTAAATTGAAGTGGTCTATCGTTTTTAATATTATTCTTATTCATTAGAATAATATCTTTAATTAGTCTTAACCTCATAGATAATGGAATCCAATGGAAATTCAAGCCTAACAAATGTGTTCCGTTATTATACCTTAAAATTAAAATAAGTGGAGTCCTATCATAAGTCTGTGACTTATCTTTTGCATTATAATATGTGAATATGAGATTACCTGGTACTTTATCAGCTGTGCGCATTTTTTTCTTTTCTTTTAGCAATGCCCTTACTTTTTTATGCGATTCTGCTGGAGTAAGTTCTTTTATTTTCTTAGAAAATGCATATTTCTTTCTTCTAGGCATTATCTTTTAGTCGCTCTGGATAATTGTACCAGTAAATTCATTGTATTTTTCTGCGCTGCACTTTTATACCAACTTCTTTTGAAATTTGCTTATACTTATTCTTAAATGTATTGAGAACCTAGTAAATGTAATGGTATTTTAATTTATTCTGCTACATCATTTAATGTAGGAGCATTTGTCTCACCAACTACCCAATCCGTAAAACTTAATGTGCAATCAAATTCTTGTAGCGTATCTACTTGATCATCTGAAATAGATATTTCCCCAATTTCCTGTACAAACACATTATGAAATGTATACTTTATTGTACTATTCCCAGCAGAATCTAATTGTTCAACTGACATTTCTCCCATTAAAGCAGTTGGATTTCCACTATGTTGATTATTCTGAAAGTGATCTGTCGCTTTCATCCAAGATATTAGATCTTTTCTTAAACTATGATCTTCTGTATTGTAGAAAGATAATGTCCATGCATTTGTATAAGTTGTATCTCCTGGAATAATTAATTTTCTACCCTGGTTAAATACTTCAATTTGTCCAATAGTAACAGAAGGAAAATTACTAGCTTTACACAAAGCATCTGCATTTTGTAGATTTGATGATATTGGAACTGCTGCTGGTATAGAGAAATTTACTCGATATTTATTTGCTCTGGCACCTACACCAAGAGCATTCTTTAATTCTGCTATTTTATTCATTTTTTTTTTTTATAATTTATTTATTTATACTAACCAAAGAGTGATTCTACACCATCAAAAAATTTCTCCAATATCATCCCCTGCTAATGCTCTACCTAATTGTTCTCCTTTCCGTATATTTTCTAATGGAATAAATTCACTAAATGTGAATACAACACTAAATTCTGATAAGGCATTTTCTTCAGCATCACCAAGTGTTACAATACCTATTGAACTTGGGAATGCATTTTGTAACTTATAACCATAGAGTTTTTCATCTCCTTTCTCCTGGCCTCCAGAAGATATATTACTTGTAGTAATAGCAGTAGTAATATCAGTAATATCAGTAGTAGTAGTAGGATTAGAAGTAGTAATAGCAGTAGTAATAGCAGTAGTAGTAGGATTAGAAGTAGCAAGTTGCCAAATGTTAATATCAGTTTGATATTTAGCGACTGATGTTGCTTGACCTTTATCTAACATACCAAGAAAAAATCCACCAATAGCATCACCAGGTTCTTCCATAGCGTTTTTAATTTGATTTGCTAAACCTACCCCTGATTTTACAACACCTAAAGCTGCACCTACACCTTCTTCATATGATGCTCCACTAAATATACCAGCATTTAGTGGTTTTGAATTATCAACTTTTTTTAACCACTTATCAAATATCTGCCTAATACTCATATCTGAATCATCCATAATTGTAACTTCAAAAGTTCCTATATAATCCGTTTCTCCACGAATATTATATTTACGACCTTTATGAAAAATGGTAGTTGTAGAAATATTACGTTCTGGTAAACCAGCACTTCTACATAGAACATTAAGTTTTTCGCCTTCGATGCCTGGGACGGGTATCTCCAATAAATATTGATTCTTCCGAAGGCCTAGACCAGGTCCTAGATGTTTTTTGAGATCACTAATTGTAAACATTTACCATCTCCTAAGTTTTAGAATTAATTCTATCTGAAATTGTTTCTACCATAGAATCTGCACCCAATCCCCCAGAAACTAAATCAGTATTAATTTTACTTGAGGTTCTTGGTATTACATTATTTGATAATCCACTACCCCAATCACTTAATTCATTTGTAGCATTTCCAGAAGCATCTTTAATAAATGAATTAACTGAATTGCCTAGTGTATTTAATGATCCAGAAATCATACTTTGTCCAGTTTTTGAAATTCTATCAATAAATTCATCAATGAAATTACCTGCTTTACCTTTATTTACCTTCATCGTAAAATGACTATAGGCAAAGATAACAGTAAATTCCTGTACTTGTCCAATGGACTCATAGCTAGTTTGTATAGCTGATACTTCAGTTGGAAAAGCATTATGTAATGTATACTCAGCTGTTATAGAACTGTCATCAAAATTCTTCTGGTGTATTTTAATTTCTCTCACGTAATTATTCTTTGAATGAATAATTTGTGTATTTGATACATTAGCAGTATCGGCTACATTATAGTAATTATGTTTTTGATCAAGTGCTTCAATCCATATTTCAAATGCATTTTTAAGTTTATGATCTTCAGTAAGATAGAATGTACATTCCCATATTTGTGTATATTTCACCTGTCCTTTTAAAGGAATTGATCTACCTTTATATTTAAAATCGATACTTGTATGTGCCTTAGATGGGAAACTAGCTGCTTTTGCCATCGCTAACATTGAGTCTTTATCAAAACCAGTCTTGATATTCGTAAATTCAAAAATTACATCAAATTTGGTCGGTCTCGCTCCGTCTCCAAGTGTTCTTTCAAGTATATTTTGTATTGCTGAAGACATTATTCTATGTTGTATTTATTAAATTATTTATACTATTATACAATATTTGTTAAATATGGTATAAATAATATATTTAACAGGAGTTATTCCGTGGATTTTGCTAAAGGATTAACAAGAGCATATGAAACTAAATGGGCATATGTTAATACATTTACGGTAGATATTTCATTTGCAGATAATATTGCGAGTGCTATTGGGTGGACTACTGAATATAAACGTAATATTAATTTAAATATAATTAGTATTGATACACCACAATTTTCAAACCAACCAATTGAAGTTTATGTAGGAGATAGGTGGAAGATGCATAATGGACGAGATGAATTATATCGTTTTAGTATTACATTTAGGGATCAAGATCAATTAACACTTTACAGAAAATTTGTAAAGGCCTATCTTATGCAGAGAACTGAATATTTCGATCATACAAAAGCACAAATTCTCTTAATAAAAGATAACGATTATATAATTTCTGAAACTGGTGGCCAAAACCTTTTTGATTTTCAAGATGTTTTAATCGATAATGTTTCACAGATTCAATTTAATAATACAACCGAAACACAAATTGCAGAGTTTACAGTTCAATTCAAATGTGCGTTGCCGATTCTAGAAGTATAATCAAAGGAGTACACTGATTCTTTGGGTAAGTTCATTAGAATCAAAATAATTTAACGAGGTATAAAATGAATAATGATGTTTATAATTTAACAACAAAAATACGTGATAAAAATATAAAATATAGAAAATGGAAAGTAAAAGACAAAAAGAAATTTATCACAAACTTAAAAAATCAAGTTCTTATTAAAGAAGCTTTAGTTTTTGATTGTATAGAAGATAAAAAGATTGGATTATCAGATGATGAATACAAATATATTCTAGTTAAAATTAGAGAATCTTCAATATCAGATTCAGTAAAATTTACCTTTATTTGCGATGAATGTCTTGGAGATTTTGAGTATATCGCAGACTTAAATAAGATTATGTCTACGGATTTTGAACCTTATGGTGATATTGTTTTTAAAGATCATATATTTACGATGGGTGAAATACTAAACAGGGATTTCTATGAAAGTGCCATCTCTATTGTTCCTCAAAACGAAGAAAAATATTTAGTAGATTTCATTTTACATATTAAGGCATATAATGATAATGATGCTTTTAATTTTGAAGAAATTAATAATATTGTTAATGATTTAGATGTTGATGCTTTTGAAGAAATATTTAAAAAATGGGAAAGTATGAGATTCAAAATGTGTAATGTTCATGATGTTGAATGCGAGCATTGTCAAAATATAATGAAATTTGAATTTGATGATTTACCTGGTTTCTTTCCTGATTCATGGGATTTAAGTGCTAAAAATTAATTATCAATATAGTGGGAAGAAATTTATTATAACCCCCTATGTCACATCACAAGAAAAAGATCTGCTTCTCCTAAGTACTGTTGGTGAAGCAGATTTGAGTAATGCACTCTCTATATGTGGTATAAAAGATAGTGTAATTGATAGTTTAACAAATGATGAAAAAGTAGCGATGCTATTCAAATTAAGAGAAATATCAGTTGGAGAAGATGTTCATCTTAAATTCAAATGTAAGTATTGTTCACAGGGAAATGAGAATAATTTAAAAATTTCTGAATTGATTAAAAGTTCAGATATCAATAACGTTAAAATAAAAGATAAATTCATTGAAATTTCAGAGGATAATGTTCAGGATTTTATTGATTTAGATACTGATAACCTTGATATTGAAGATTACGAATCTATCGCTAGAGAAGCATTAAATACTGTGACAAAGTTTAATTTTAAAAAACCAATCACATGTCAAAAATGCAACAAAGATAATTATATAAGAATTAATAATCCAGAATTTGTTATTGATAATCTTAGTGAAGATTCATTAATTAGTTTATATCAAACTTATAATGATTTATCATTTTTTGGAAAATACACAAAACAGGATATTGATACATTATATCCATTCGAGAGAACTATTTTAATGAGTCTTTTAAATAAGACAAGAGAGAGCATGAATAAATGAAACCGCTAGTAAAGTTTAATGAAAAATTAAACATGGACATTGCTACGGAAGAGAGAATTAGCAAAACTAATGAAAAATTAGTCGAATACTTAAAAGATTCTGGAGAGGAAATAGCTGTAGAACAAGTAGAGTATTTGATTAAAAACCAAAAGAAAGAAAAGAATGCAGATATTAATGAAAATCCTGTATATGAAAAACTTCTTATAACAAATAAGAAAATTTTAGGTGTACTAAGTAATATTCATCGTGATATGATAGATGAGCAAGACACATCTATTAAATCAACTAGTACTATTGAGAATGAAGGACAAACAAATTTATTAAATATGTTAATGTCTAGTGGTGGATTTGGATTTGATATTCCTGAGATTGGTTTTAAATCACGAAAACGCGGTAAATCTAAAGTTAAAAAACCACGTAGTAAATCTAAAGTTAAAAAACCACGTAGTAAATCTAAGGTTGAAAAAACTTCAAGAGCTAATAAAAAAATTAGTGGAGGCAGTGCAATTAATAAAACTTCTTCTAGGGTTAAAGGTATTGGTAAAGTTGCTAAGAATTTAGTAAGATTTGCTAAAGTCGTTCCTGGTTTGGGACTTATTGTTACTGCAGGTATGGCTATATATGATGGTGTTGAAGGTTATGATAACGCATCAGAAATTCTTGGTATACCAGAGGATGAATTAACACTGGGCAATAAAATTACAGCTACTGCTAGTTCTATTATTTCTGGGTTGACATTTGGTTTAGTTAATTCTAGTAATCTTGCTAAAGGAATACAAAATATATCAGGTAGTAATGAAGTTATTAATGCCGTAACTAAAGCAGGTATTATAGACCACGATTTAATTGGTAAATCTGAAATTGAAGATTGGGATAGGTTTGCACAATTGCCTTCTAATCAAATACAAGACATTATTGATATTGACGATTGGTCAGATGTAGATTTAAATCATATGAAAGAGTTGTTTGAAGCATCAAAATTAAGAGAAGAAGTTCTTCCTTCGACTCTTGGTAAAAGTGTTGATTCGAAAATCGCAGTTAAATTTATAGAAAAACTTTCTGATTTTAAAGTACAGAAAAATAAAGATGCTAAATGGTTAAATAATAAACAAGCAGCAATAAATGCAGCTAAACAAATCCCTGAGATTCAAAAAACTATCAAATCTTTAGAATCGCAAATTATTATTCTTAAAAGGCGCAAGGCTGAAGCATTAACTCCCGATGATAAAATTCAACTTCAGAATACTATCAAACAGACAACTAAAACAAAAGATTCATTATCTAAACAATTAGATATGATTAAAAATAATTCCAGTAAATATATTAAAACTCAAAGTTCTCCAAACATTGGTAGTGGTTTACAAATTGATGAACCTAAGAAAACTTCAGATATACCAACAAAGAAAACATCAAAAGATATTATTCCAGAAGCGACAGTGATTGAAACAAGTAGGATTAATAAAGAAAATATTATTGATGATTCCCATAAAAATTTAACAAAACAAGTAGTTATATATGAAAGTGCAAAACGTTCAAATACATCACCAATTCAAGATATGCAAGCAGTAATAAAAACCAATATAAATAATATGATGACTCAGAATGTTGGGCAAGAAAAAATACTAAATATTTTTTCGTAAATAAATTAAAATGACAATTAACACATATGAAAATCAAGTAAGCTTTTATCCAAGTGATATTGGTACAGATAAATACTCACATAGAAAAATGACTATTAGTGTTAAAGAAAACAATATTACAGAAAATTCAATCGAAGCTAAAAAATTTGCACTAGAAAAAATAAAACAATCTCAGGATCTAATTAAAGTAGCTGTGAATACAGTTGGTTCATTAGTGGGTATTACAAAATTGAATGATGGTACTAAAGAAGGTAATACAATTCATACTATTGTTTTACCATTACCAAATTCACTTTCCGATTCACAGAATCATACTTGGTCAATGGATACTGGTATAATAAGTACTGCTAGTAAAGCAATAACTGATAAAGATATTAAAGGTATAGGTGTTGATAAAATCCTAGGTGCTACAACATCAATAATGGGACTTAGAAAACCATTAATTGATCCTGGATTTTTCCAAAATTATTCTGGTTCTGAACCAAGAGAATTGTCGATGCAATTTGATTTAGTACCAAATAACCCAATAGAAGCAGAATCTATTATGATGATTATTTTAAGATTGAAACAATATTCCGCACCACTTTCAACAATTACTGGTGTTTCATTACTTGCGCCTAGATGGTTTGATGTTGAATTTAGTAATAAAGAAATATCATCAATGTTGCAACTAGGTAGAGTTGTTTTAAAAAATATAAATGTTGATTATAGTGGTGATGGATTTATGCAACAAACATCGGATGGTATGCCAAAGCATATTGTATTATCATTACAATTCTCTGAGGTAGATATGAAAGTTGCACAGGATTTTGATCATAAACCAATAGGTATATCTAAATAATATGGCCAAGTTAGAAAATACTATTATGACATATGAAAGACGTGATATTGATATAGGTCATGGTGTCCACACAAAGGATATAGATATAAAACATCATAGGCGTAATGTTGATATATATAGTATTACGGATTATACATCTATAGATATTTCAAATATATTATCCTATGTTAAAAATTCCGATCAAACTATGTTTGATTGGTATCAGATTGAAGATAATGATAAAATAGAAAGAATATCACTTGAATTGTATGGGAATATTAATTACTGGGATATTTTAATGATTATTAATCAACGTAATCCATTATTCGAAATGCCATTTGATTTTGATACATTATCAAATCTTGCACTTGATCAAGTAGAGGAATTTATTGATGAAGTATATAAAAAACCCCTTGGTGAATTAGAACATGCTAAAATGTATTCTAAATGGGAAACTAAATATATTGCTAATAATGAAATATTTAGAATTATTAAAATAATTAGACCAACTAGGATGAGTGAATTTTTACAGAATGGGTATGACCAAGGGGTTTTTTAAATGGGTTTAGAAAAGATATTAAATGATATTACGATATTACAATATCTTAAAATAACTATTGATGGTTATGAGATTGTGCAAGATGATATTATATCAATAGAAATTAAACAAAGTCTTAAAATCTTCGGTATTCATGGAAAGTTAAAAATAAAAGATTCTTTTGATATTAGAAATAATACTGAAATAACATTCAATGGTAAAAATAAATTAATTATCTCAATGATAGATTTCTTAGGTGATATATCAATTCGTTCATTTAAAATTGTTACAATAGAATCTATTCCATATAATGAAAGATTTAAAATATATGATTTTACATTTATAGATGAAATAACATATCAATTACAGAATGCATTTATTAGTAAAAGTTTTACGGATACACCAATTAATGCATTTAAAATGTATATAACTCATCTTGAAATTGATAAACTTTTAGAATCTGATAAATTAGAAAAAGATATTTATGATAGTGGAACTTCACAATCATTCGTAGTTCCACAAGATAGAAGTGTACTTAATTATTTTCAATATTTATTTAAACAAGAAAATATTCGCATGTGGCAAGATAGGAATTCATTTCATGTAAAAGAAATTATACCATCTTCTTTAGAGGTATTAAATGATTCAAATGGTGAACCTATTGAATATACAAATAGTACATTAAACAATACATATATGTTTAAAATTCATGATACTAATGAAACTAATAATATATATAAAACTAATAAACAAATAGAGCGAATATTTAGCTTCGATAAAGGTAAAATTGTTTCAGATGAAACACTAAATCTTACTGATATTTATGATGATATGAAATTAAATTTAGTTGATATGTCAAGCATTCAGCAAACCATAGGTGAAAGATTTAATATTGATAGTTTTCCAAATCAAGGAAACCAAAAGTTTGATATTTTTGATAATTATATAATAAATAATGAATTAGAAATAGCAATTCCTGGGTCATTAAAATATTCAAATATTTGCAATATTATTAATGTTACCTTAAAAGGAAACCCATTATATAATGATGCAAATTCACTTAATGATATGGCATCTAGTGGCAAATATTTTGTTTCTAGTGTAATTGATAAAATCATAGGTGATAAATTTATTCAAAAAATGATATTAAATAGGGTATAGATAACTAATGGAACCAAAAATAGAAAGAAAATGATAATATTATGAAATTAATGCGTGGTGTTGTAGAAGATAATAAAGACCCTGATAAAATTGGACGTGTGAGGGTAAGAATTTTTGGTATTCATACTAAAAATAATGAAAACTCAACTAAAGACTTTAACTTTATTAAAACAGAAGATCTACCATGGGCTGAAGTGATGGGTGGAAATCAATTTGGATTAATTGGTGGTGTTGGAATATCATCAATATTGAAACAAGGTACTTGGGTTTGGGTAATTCTAGATCATAATAATCCAAATAAACCGATTGTTCTTGGTACAGTAATTGGTAAAAATACTGAAGCCCCAAAAGATAAATATAATAATGGAATTGGGTTTTACGATCCAGATGGTGATTTTCCTAAAGAAGATAGAGTTGATGATAGTGATATACATCCATTATTATTAGAAGATGAAGATAAATATAGATATCTTACTGTATTAGAAACAGAATCAGGTCATTTATTCGAAATTGATGATACACCAGATGAAGAAAAAATTAAACTTACTCACATAATAGGAACATCATTTACCATAGATAAAGATGGTATTAAATTAGAAACAGAATCAGGTCATTTATTCGAAATTGATGATACACCAGATGAAGAAAAAATTAAACTTACTCACATAACAGGAACATCATTTACCATAGATAAAGATGGTAATATAATCTTTGATGTAAAAGGTGATCTAAACATCAATTCCACTGGTGATATTAATATGACTGCCACTAATATCCATCTTAACTAATGTCAGCAATAGTAAGAATTGGTGATCTATTAAGCACAGGACATCAATGTGATGGAAATACAACATTAGCAGATTCTGGTCAGGATGGAACAGTAATGGCAAATGGAAAAATTATTGCAGTAAAAGGGGCTTCTACAATAGTACATAAAATACTAAGTGGGGACAAATGCATTCCACATACAGCATCATTAAATAGTGGATCTGGTTCGGTTTTTATAAATCATATTCAAATTGGTAGAGTTGGTGATTCAGCTGATTCTGGATCTATGAGTAGTGGATCACCAAATGTTTTTGCTGGTTAAAGTATAAATAAATTTAAAATATTGAGAATATACAATGAGTGCATTATATACCGATTATAGAACAGTAGATACAACAGTTACTGATGCTGCAGCTATCAATAATTCAATTAAAAATATTCTATTCACTAAGAAGGGATCATTACCCGGGAATCCAGAATTTGGATCAAAACTTCACGAACTACACTTTAATCAAATGGATCATATAATATCTGATATTCTAAAAAATTATATTACTGAAGCATTATACAGATGGGAAAAACGAATCAATGTTACAAATGTTGAAGTTAAAGAAGTACAAGAATATAATAAAGTTATTGCAACAATTAGTTACACATATAGAGATATTGGGCTTGATATTAATGAACAAATTTCTATTGGACTAATACAATAATTATAAATAATATGATTAGAGGTATAAAAAAATGAGTAATGAAATAGTTTCAACAGTACCATTTAATTTTGATGAATTATATACTGGTTTAGAAGCAAAATTCCAAGAGGCAGGATATGATACTAATGAAGGTTCTAATACTTCACAATTAATTACCGCTATGGCGTATTTTACTAGTATGCTAAATGCTAATACTGCTATGAATATCAATGAGACTATCTTACCACTTACAACAAGAAGAAATAATGCTCTCCAAGGTGCTCGTGCATTGGGTTACGAAATACAACATAAGCAATCTTATACATATAGATTAAAATTATCTCTCTGTGCTGGTAACCACATAATTCCTAAATATACTGAATTTACCGAAGGTGATAATAAATATTATTTTTTTGGGAAACAAATAGAATTAACAAATGTAACAGAAGGACATCAAATTGAAATAGATATCAAAGAAGGTACATTACACAAATATACTGATTTTCAGAATTCTTTAGTAGTTACTACAGTAGATGAAATTAATGAAACTGGTGAAACAATACCACAATATTTTATTGATATACCATTCGTTGACGTAGAAGAAAATGGTATTGAAGTTTATGTTACATATTATGATGATTATGGTAATTTAGTTTTAAGAGAAGAATGGCAAAAATCAGATCACTTTATAATTGATGTTGACACTAAACTTAAAAAGAAATTTATTCGTCTTGATAATATTGAATATAAAACGCCTAGAATTTACTTTGTTTTGGCTAATGTTGGTGAAGGTGTTAGAGTAGGTTCTATTATTGAAATGAATGTACTTACTACTAATGGTATTGATGGTGAAATTACTAATGTAGATAATATTTCACACACTTTATCATCATCTATTATAATCGTAGATGCTTTATTAGTAACTGAGGGTACAGATGAGGAAACACTCAAAAGTATTAAAGATAATGCACCAAAGTTCTATAATTCAGCTAATAGGGCAGTAACTAAATTTGATTATGAAGCAATTTGTAATAGACAGACATCTGTTAGTACTTCATTAGTTTGGGGTGGAGATGATGAATTTCCAAAGTCGCCTGGACATATTTGGTTTAGTTTTTTAGCATCGCATATTCATAGAACATTTACATCCGATGAATTTAATATTAATTATACTTTAGATGATAATATTTTTAAAGAATGGGATTATGAATTGGATTCAGAAATTGATGAAGAGGAATATGATGCACAATTAAATGTAGCAAATAATTATTATTCAGACCATTTTATTGAGGATTCTGAGATAAGATCAAACGAATATAATGATGATGGACAATTAATACAACCAGGTGTTTGGGATGTTTTAGATAATTTTAAAATTCCAACGTTAGAATTTCATAATAGACACCCAATATTTTTAGATTTTGAATATGATATTGATATTTTAAAATATAATATTACTGATTCTAAATCTGAATTTAATCAGATAATTTTTGATATTATTAATAATTATTTTACTGGTATTAATGATTCTACAACTATGGAACAATTTGAAGGTGAATATTTCCACTCATCATTAGAAAAAAGAATTGATACGATTTTAACAGATATTACAGGTTATAATAATACAGTTATTTTTAAATTATTATTAACTAAAAAGAACGTCTCTCAAGAAAATTATATAGAATCATATAGAGATATTTTTATTCCATTATCAATTCCTTTTGAGAGTTATTTTGATGATGATGGATATTTATTATATGATAAACTTCCAAGTATCGATACTGACGATTTTATTGAATATAATGGTGAAATTGGTCAAAATATTTACACTGATTGGACTGGAATACAAACTAAACAAAACAATGAAATTATTATTACTGCACCAATTCGTGTTTCTCAAAATGAAGAAGTTTCATTAACATCTGATGATCAAATTGTAGTACAATTTGAAAATATTATTATTGTTCCTGATGATACAACACAACTAGATGAAACTTCTCCTGAGTACACATTTGAAAAAACTAAGATTTTCCTAAATAATATTGAATTAAATTATAATGTTGTTGGTGATGCTGTGATTGATACTGCTAATGTCAGTTTCTATACAGTAGGTGATGCTACAGCTGCTGACTCAACTTTAAATGCAAGTCTAGGTAGTATAAATGCAGATGGTGTAACTATTTCTACAATTACCCTACAAGCAAAAGATGCAAATGGTAATAATTTAGTAAGTGGTGGATTAACTGTAATTATGACTCAAGATGGTTCAGCAACCATCTCTGCTGTGACTGATAATACTGATGGTACTTATACAGCAACCCTGACTAATACAACTGCTGAGAATGTAACAATTAGTGCTACTATTGGTGGTGATGCTGTGATTGATACTACTAATGTCAGTTTCTATACAGTAGGTGTTGCTACAGCTGCTGACTCAACTTTAAATGCAAGTCTAGGTAGTATAAATGCAGATGGTGTAACTATTTCTACAATTACCCTACAAGCAAAAGATGCAAAT